TTGGCCACAAACTGGGAAGAGTCAAACTCTCCAATATCTGGAAGCTGTGGCTGCTCCTCAGTAAACTTTTCTGGAGCAGTTGGCGCGACTGGTTTGGTTAATGTATTAATTGGCTTGGCAATTACTTTGCTTGTCCCGCGAAAGCCAGCTTCATATGGCCCAACAACATACTCAAAACCATAGTTTTTTGCGTTGTCAGTTAACTCTGTCAGACCAATTCGTTTTCCATTTGTTTCAAAATAAATTTTTCCATATTTGTCTCTTGGAAGCTCTATCACTCGTTCTTGTGATGCGGCCTCTTTATCCAAATATGTGCCAATGTTTTCGTTGTAGGCGTTCATGCCTTTGTTGTAGGCGGCAAGCGTGTCGGCATAAGTTGCAAACTTTGCTTCATACGCTTTCTTTTGCTCATTGAACACTTGTTCTTTTTGTCCAACATCAGCGCTGAATGTCGCAAATTGCTTTTCATAGTCACCAGTAATCCCAGCGATTTGCTGTTGGTACTGTTTGGCCAAGCGATCAATATCGGATGTGCTGCGCCGAGCGACTTGACGTTGTTTGAATTGGGGTAGGGTAGCCATTACTGCAGCCTCATCCCGCCACCGCTCAAGTCAACAGGAATACCAAGCTCGGCATCCATGCGCTCGCCAGACAACAGCGACCTGCGGCCACCGCGAGTGCGAGCCTTGAGCGCGGATGCTTCGGACGCTGCAGCTTTGCGGCGCTCTTCGTCGGCAGCGGCTTGCACTTCCTTGGCTTTCTTCTCCATCTCCAGCTTGTTGGTCTGGTAGTTAAGCTGGGACTGCTCAAACTGCTGTTTGGCGGTCTGCGCTTGCTGTTCAAGGGATGCGCCTTGCTTGGCGTATTCACTTGTTTGTTTTGCCAGCTCTGATCGCATAGCTTCAGCATCTTTTTGTTGCTGTAGCAACGCAGTTTCTTGATTCCGCTCTGCGCTTTTACGGCTCTTTCTGGCTTCACCAGCTTGATACATGCTGCTACCAAGAATAGACAACGCAATCCATACCATGATTAACTCCTTATCAATACTTCATCAATCGTTTCCGGGTCTGTTTCATCAGTGGCGTGAATGCAATACCAGACGCTATCGGTCACACCGATCACTTCATGGTTTTTGCCAGCCTCAATGTTGATGCAAGCAGGCGCTTGATATTCAGTTTCAACACCGTCAACCAGTACAACCACCCGACCTTTTGCCAAAATGCTCATGTGGTCGTAGCTGTGGCTGTGCTGAGTCAAGCAATAGTTCTCTGGGATGTGTGTTTCCTTTGCATACACACCCGCAGAAAAAAAGTGCTTGATCAATGCATCCAATGGGCGATCAATGGTGTCTGTACTCATTCCAACAGATTCTATTGAAATTTGTACAACATGCAACTCACTGATATCAAACTGATATCAACTTATGCAAACACATCAAAGTCGGTGCTGGCGCTGGACTGGCCCATGGGTCGGCCACCAAGCTGGTGAGTGCGGGTCATGCGGTTGTATTCACCGCCGCCCAGCATCAAATAGCCGAATGAGTCGCCAATGTGTGAGTGCTCGTTCTTGTTTGGCGCGTCCCGAAACCGCTCTTGGCCAGCTCCGACCGCCACCCGCTTGAAGTGGTAGCCACCGGCCAGAGCCTTGCGCAGCAGCTTGCACTCGCGGTTGACTATCAGCCCCGGCAGGCCAGCGATCAGGCGCTGCATGGGGGCAGCAGAGGCCTCGCGGCGCACCTTGAAGTCGTTGGACGCTGTCGGCTGCGCACGCAACCCCAAGGTTTTCAAGTAATCGAAGGCCGTGACCTCATAAATCGCATCTCTGGCCATACCAGCCGGGTCGCCCCAGATCATGACTTGGTGGTTTGGATAGCGCTGGTTCAATTCACCCAGCAATTGATGGCCAAAGCGCTCCAGACCCATGTCAAAGGTCACAATTTCCTGATGAATCAGCCACCTTCCGTTGGGCAAACGCTGGCCAATGGTGGCCGCGGGGGTCAATCCGAAGTCAAGCCCCACCTGTATGGGCACGTTGGGGTCGATTTCGGTCTCGCCGGACATGGTCGAGTCCTCATACTCCGGCCAAACGGGCCTGCCCTCTTGCACATAGGTGTATTCGCCCCCCGCATAGCAGCGGATCCAGTCCAGATTCTTGCCAAGCAGCATCTGCTGGTAGTAGCCGGGCGGCAGGTTGTGGACGTTCTCGGCCTTGGGGTTAACTTTCCACCACTTGCCAGACGCAAAGATGTGGTCATTGGCCTCTGGCATCTCTGGCAGTTCCTCGACATCCACCGGCACGACACCGCCGGGCTGCTTCCAGAACTTCCACGCATACTGGCCGGTCATCTTTTCCTTTTCGGCCATGCGATGCCACCAGTGATCGTCATCCATGGGGTTGGTATCCATCCAGATCCCGTGCCATGTGGCCCCGCCATCGCGCTTAGTAGGGTATCGGCCAACCCGGTGGGTTAGTCCATCGATCACGGCCTTGGGCAGCTCACGCGCCTCATTAACCCAAGCGCCGGTCAGCTCCAATGACAGCAGCTTTCGGACATCCTTGGGCTGGTCAAGGGCCAAGAAGATGACCTCGCAGTCAATGCCAGCGGCCTCACCACGGGCTGGCAGCCGGATGTGGTGGGTGATGGGCGGTGTCCACAGCATCGGGCCGAAGGTAGCCTCTGGGAACAGGTCAAGCCATGTCTTGATGGTGGTGGTCTTCAGCATGGGGTAGCTGTTTCGCACCACCGCCCAGCGGGTATACCTGATGTTGTCAATCGGACTGGGCTTTTGTTGCACCGCCTTGATGAAGATCTTGGCCGCACAGCCGTAGCTCTTGCCAGAACCCACCGGCCCCATGATCCCCTGCACAAAGTTCTTGGACTGGATGAAGTCGTAGATGACCGGCGACTCGCTGAAGTCGAGGTTCAGGCCAGCTATCGGCACAGTCTTGTCGGATGTTTCTTTTGTTCGGGCCATCTTCTTGCTCCAGTTGTTCAGCTATTTGTCTCTTGCGCCACATCACTCACCCCGTGGTGCCACAACATTGATATCAATCACAGACGGCTTCTCATTGCCGTCATCAGGGTTGTCCAGCAAGCCACTGGCCTTGGCCAAAAGGCGCAGCACCCCCACCTTGTCATACAGCTCAATCTCCAAGCTACTGACCCCGTCCTTGTCAGTCCTCACCTTGATGTTCTTGATCGCGTGCAATGCGTGCTCTGGTATATCGCTAGACCGCTTCACCGTCACATTGCCGTGCTCATCCCAAGTCATGATGTCTGTCAGCTTGGTGTTGGCCATGGACAGCAAGGCATAGGCCACAGCCTCCTTGTTGGCCATGATGGTGCTCGAGCGCTCCAGCCTGCGCTGCACAGACCTCACCCCACCCCAGTTGGTGAGAGGTGGGATCACGGTTGACTGCTTGGGCCTAGTCATCACGGGCTTTCAACATTGCGTCTGCCACAAGATAGGCTGTGCGCTCTGCATAAGTAGGCCAACCTCCTTGTGGTGCTGGCCCATTGGCAATAATGAATGCTTGCATAGCCTTGGCCGCGAAGTAGTCACGCAAGGTCATGCCCGTACAAGTCATTTCGCCATGTGTCCATGGGAAGGCGGTGGGGATTTGATTCATGTCAGCCCCCATCAGAACGGTATATCGTCATCATTGTCAGGCACAGCAGCCTTGGCCGGGGCAGCATAAGGAGTCTGGTTGTACCCACCGCCACCTTGCTGCTGACACAGCTCACCAATGCTCACGCTGATCCAAGGCTCACCAGCAGAAGTCTTCTTGCTCCAAGCGCTGATCCAGCGAACCTCACCGTTGGGCAGCATCACGCGGCCTTTCAGATTGGGCTGGCGCTCCTCGGTCTTCTTGTCGTTCTTGAACAGGCTGCCCTGTCCAGCTCTCATCTCGTATGCCATCTCAAATACTCCTTAAGGTTGATTGTCGTTCAGTTGGAAAAAGGGGGAGGTTATTTAGCAGGCTCGTAGGTCATCTCAAAGATGTCTGGTTTGCAAGGGTAGTGTTCACCCTTCACGCCAGTGATGATCCAGTCGCCGGGGGTGACATACATCGGCCCCTCAAGCGTTTTGACTGCTGGCACGCCTTCTGAAATTTCAATGACAGCGTGATGGTCGCCCATCTTGAACCACTGGGTGGCTTCTATGACTACGGGTTTCTTTCTGAATTTCATAAGGTTAATCCTTTCAAGGAAAAGTGGGGGAAAATTTCAGACAGACCCCCACCGCCTATGGTGTGGGGTGGGGGGCAAGGGGTATCGATTCCTACAGCCGACCAGCCGCCGCCTGACTGCCGCCAGCCGCCAGCGTGTTGGGCCTGCCAGCCGCCAGAAGCCAGACACCCCTCAGTTGGCCAGCCTTGTACAGAATCCATACGTTCGTCTGCGATTTGGACATGTCGGATTACAGGCCCTACAACGCGCTGGAAGGGTGAGTGGCTACCCTTGCATAGGCCAACCCTAGATCGTGGCTTGTAGACCCCTTGCGTCCCGCGGAAACGGCATCCATTCATTTGACATCTGCCTGCATCTGCTTGATCCCTGCCATCAGGACGGCTGAAGTGGGCTTGATCCCTTCGGCCTCGTACAGCGGCAGCAGGGTCTCGAGGCTGTCGGTGATCTGCTGGGCGCTGATGCCGTCAGCCAGCAGCTCTTCGACTTCGCGGTTGTCGAGAACTGTCTGACTGCCTGTCAACAAGTTACTAGAATTCTGATTATTTAAATTAACTTCTTTAACAACCTGATTGCTAACAACCTGTCTACTAGTATCTGTGTTCTCTGTGTTATCTACAACCTGTAGGTTGTGATTAGGTTGTGAATGGAGAGCCATCTCAATTACAACCTGTGGGTTGTGATTGTGTGACTGCTTGTCAACAAGGTTGTCCACAGTCTTGGACTGCTTGGACTGAGCCTTTTGGATGGCAGCTTTCATCTCTCTGACTGTTCGTGTCTCGCCTGACTTTGGCATGGTTGGTGACCTCTTGGTTGGTTGCTTGAGTACTTTGCTGATTGCTTGGGCGACTCTGCGCTGGCCCTCTGGATCTGGTCTGTCTGCTTCCATTGCTTGCTGCTCCTTGATTGCTGGTGACCGGGTGTCTTCCATGCTGCTGGTGACTGCTATGGCTGTGGCTGCGTCCACTGAGCTGTCGAAGATGACCCGCAGCGTGTCTGTGCGCTCGCCCTTGAATCCCTTCTTGACTGTCTCAAGGTAGCCGCAATCTCTCAACTGCTTGAACTGCTTGGCGACTGCTTGCTGGCTGATGTTGAGCTCCTTGGCCAGCCTTGTCTGACTGACCCATGTGATGCCAGCACGGTTGCAATAGCTGCACAGGGCTGCAAGCACATGGAATGCACCGTGAGACAGCTTTTGATCGTAGACCGCTTTGATGGGCACAACAGCCACCTTGCGCTGGTCTGGCAGGGGATCCTTGGCGTAGACCCTTGGCTTCTTGGGTAGGGTGAAGTTGACAGGCTCAGTCATTGCGTTCACTTGGATGCCTTCCACAGTTCCCTGACATTGGCTGCCAGCTCATGCATTGCCGCCTCTCCACGCCTTTGGCCAACAGACAGGATGTACTCCCGCCTGCTGATCTGCGGGGTTGACTTGCGCCTCTTGTTGACCGTGACAGGCAGCTTCTCCAGCACCCACTTGGCTTCTGTATATGCCCTGTACTCATGGCTGTAGCTGCCGACTGTGCGGCCATCAGGCAGGGTGACCGCCTTGGCATCTGGGTGTACTTGGCCACATGAGCGGCAGGCCAGCAGCTCATTTGCCAAAGACACGGTTGATGATCCTTGTGCCAAGACCAGACTCTTTGGCCTTCCAGCTACGGTCAAGCTCGGCTGATAACAGCTTGCGCAACCACACTGGGCCACCAAGCGCTTTGTATGCCTCTCGCTGGCTTTCAGTAACTCGCAGCGTGATCTGGATCTGCTTGCCGGTAATTTCACTCTTGGGTCTGGGCATGTGCGTCTTTCAATATCTCTTCGTTCAATTCAAAGGCAATGCGCCTGACTGCGTCCAGCAGCTCCCGCAGGTCTGCGACCGTGTCCATCTCCCGCTCAAGCGCGTGCTTGAGCAGCTCAATCTGGTGGTGGAAGTTGCGGATCTCGCCGTTGGCCTCTTGGGTGTCGTACACCAGCCCGGCATCGTTCCTGAATAGCTTGACGTAGCTCACATGCATTGCTTGCTCCATTTCCAGTGACTCCATGTCATGACTTCACCAAGGCCGTATGGGCTGATGCCTGTGACCTTGGCCTGATGGTCGCGCAGCTTGCGCATGGCCCGCACATAGATCTGGCGCACCCGCTCTTTCGTGACGTTAAGACGCTGGCTGATCTCTTCGAACGTGAGCTCCTCAATCGCCCACAGTTCAACGACAAGCATTTGCCGGTCTGACAGCGGCGCGTCGATCAGGATCTTGTTCAGCAAATCCTTGGCCTCAAACAGCTCCATGTCATCTTCTAATTGCCATGACCACTTGTGCCTCGGCAGCTCTTCCAGCTCTTCATCTCGGCTGTACCAAATCTTTTTGACCTCGCTGGGGATCGATTGAACATTCAGCCGACCGTAGTACGTTGATCTGGTCATTTGATCTCCAGCCACTTCAGCATGAGCCACAGCGCCAGCAGGGTCAGGAAAGAGCCCAGCAGCATGAGTCCAACGCAAATGAGAATACTTGTCATTGCTTCATCTCCCTGATGTAAATTACGAATGAGTTGATGGTGTCGGGCCCGAAGCAGGTCATTCGCTCGATGGCCATGGCCACCTCCTCCAGCGTGTCATTGCGGGTGTTGGGCAGCTCTGCCAGCCGCTGCCTGATGTCGGCCATCTCCCGCTCCAGCGCCAGCAGTTGGGTGTGGATCTCTTTCATGCCAAACCCCACTTCTTGCACAGCTCTTGAGTCTTCTTGCGCTTCTTGACCTTGGCGCAGACCTTCTCTTTGGATGCCCACTTGGCCTTGGTTTGGAGCTGCTGGCCAGTCAGTGGTCGCGGGTCTGCTGGCAGTAGGCCATTGACACCAAAGCCTGCCATGCACAGGCACAAGACCACCCGAGAGATCATGTGGTGGCCTCCAGCGCCCAATGCAGCAGCGCCAGCGCGTCTGCCTCGTTGTCATCAGTCACCGGGTGGCCAAGCAGCTGCATGGCCTCGATCATGGCCTCCTTGCCAGCGTTGCCCTTGCCGGTCGCGTGCTTCTTGATCGTGCCCACCGGCACGCCTTGGTAGGGGATCTTGTGGTGCTCACACCACGCCGTCAGCGTGGCCATCAAGCCACCGTAGACATGGGCTGAGTCGGTGCTGGCGTGCCGCCTGACCTCCTCAAAGTACACCGCTTGCAGCTCACCGCCGACCGTGCCCTTGAGCTCCGAGAGCCACTGCTTGAAGCGCAGGTAACGCATGCCGCCGCCTTCATACCTGCCCGGCTTGAAGCTGGCCCAACCGTGGACTATGGAGCCGTCCATGGGCCTGCAAGCCCAGCCTGTGGTTGTGCCCAAGTCGAGCGCAAGAATGGTCTCGTTCATATCGCACCGCCTTCACGCAGTGCCTGCACAAACTCGTCAATCTCTGTTGATGGCAGGTAGGTGTAGTCGCGCTGGTCGCCGGTCATGTCCAGCGCCTTGTCCACCACCTCTGTGGGGTAACTTGCGCCCTCCTTGATGGTGTCCAGCAGCCGCTTTGCGTCGTGTAGGTTCATGGCTGGCGCACCCCGCCCAAGAAGCGTTGGAGCCGTGGCTGTAGCTCACCGTAGCGCGGCGAGAGCTGGTCTCGCACACACTGGTCAATCAGGGATGACACGCTGCGGCCCTGATCGGCTGCGGCCTTGTCCAACAGCTCCCGCGTTACCGGGTGCAAGCGCATGAGAAATGGTTTGAGTTTGGGTTTCATGGGCGTGGAGTGTATATCTACGCGATACCGCCTGCCCAGCCAAATGTGTTGTATTAGGGTAACTCCCTAGAAAATACTTGGTTTGGCCACTTCCAAAGCGATATACAAACTGTGCTAAGATACATCCATGTTCAACGCGCAGATAAAGCGCAAGGAGTTGCAAACATGACAAACAAGATCACCACACTGCACAGCAAGGCCACCGGCTTTACCGTCAAGGTCGAGCACTTTCGCAAGGGCCACTACTTGGTCTGGATCGATGGCCGCATTGCTGCCGAGTTCGATCAGTTCGGCTTGGCCTTTGCATGGGCACAAAGAACCTTTGCCGCTGGCAAAGAAGCCTACTTAGAGCGCTTGGCTTTTTCTGCTTAAGGTGATGATCATGTCTAAATTCGTCGCCTACTACCGCGTTTCCACCGACCGCCAAGGCCAGTCAGGCCTCGGCCTCGATGCCCAGCGTGCCGCTGTGGCCAAGCACATCGCCGCTGCCGAGCTGGTGGCCGAGTTCACCGAGGTCGAGTCTGGCCGCAAGAATGACCGCGAGCAGTTGGCCGCAGCACTGGCCACCGCCAAGAAGGCCAAGGCCACCTTGGTCATCGCCAAGCTGGACCGCCTTGCTCGCAATGTCCACTTCATCTCTGGCCTGCTTGAGTCCGGCGTGCCCTTTGTCTGCGCCGACATGCCTGAAGCCGACCGCACCTTCCTTCAGATGATGGCCGTCTTCGCTGAGTGGGAAGCACGCAAGATCAGCGAGCGCACCAAGTCAGCTCTGGCGCAGGTCAAAGCACAGGGCCGCACCCTTGGCTGCCCAACACCCCAGATCGGCTCTGCCATCGGCGTGGCCAAGATCCAAGCCAAGGCAGACAAGTACGCCGAGCGCGTTGGCCCCATCGTGCGCGACATCATCACCAAGTCTGGCGCCGAAACCATGCGCGACATCGCAGCAGCCCTGCAAGCACGCGGCGTGGCAACACCACGCGGCAACACCAACTGGAACGCCTCACAGGTGTCCAACCTTCTCAAACGCATCTAAGGAGCAAACCATGGCCAAAAAAATCGACACCGGCAAAGTGATCATCAGCTCATGCTATGAGCCACCCCTGCCCAGAGAATCCGACCCTGACATGCTGCGCCTTCAGCGCTCCATGTTGCCCCCACCGCTGCACGTTGATGGCCGCAATGACTTCGCTGCCGACATGGCTTTGTACGTTGTTTCAGCCATCGCGCTGGTTGTGGTCATCCTGACATGAAGGTTGGCCAGATCATCCGTGACGCGCAGCTCGACCTGTTTGAGCAGCGTGATGCCGACTTCCTTGCCCGGTGCAGGGCGGTCGCTGCCGAGGTCTGCCGCCAGCATGGCAGCGTCAGCATCAACGATGTGCGCGAGCGGGTTCAGATCCCTGCGCACCTCCACCCATCTGTTTTGGGCGCGGTCTTCCGCACCAAGCAGTTCCGCAAGGTTGGCCTTGTTGAGGCCAATCACCCCCAAGCGCATGCCAGAGTGGTGCGCGTTTATCAACTTCAGGAGTAAATCATGGCAGGCAAACTGACCGACGATAAAGCAATGAGCGCCTCGCGCCTTCCCGGCCTCATGGGCTTCAGCAAATACAGCACACCCAATGATGAGCTGCAATTCAGCATCAACGCCATTGACGGCAAAGAGCGCCCAGACATTGGCAATGAGGCCATGGGCTGGGGCAATACCTTGGAGCCGGTCATCCTGATTGAGGCAGCCAAGCGCTTGGGGATCACCGACTACGACACCCAGATCGGCCAAGCCTACACCCACAACGCTGTCGCCCTGTCGTGCTCGCTGGATGGCATCGGCTTTGGGCTTGGCCAAGAGGTCTTCACCGACCCCGACAAAGGCATCTATGTGGTTGGCCAAGACTCCATCGTGCTCAATGGCCCCGGCGTGCTCGAGGCCAAGCTGACCAAGATGATGCCCGAAGATGTGCCCCACCTTGCGCGTGGCCCCATCCAGCTGCAAGGCCAGATGCTGATCACCGGCCACAAGTGGGGCGCTGTCTGCGTGCTGTACCAAGGCATCGAGCTGCGGGTCTTCCTGTTTGCACCGCACCATGAGACCCAAAAGGAAATCATTAAAGCTGTGCTGGCCTTCGAGCACAAGCTGCAAACTTATCGCGAGTCTGGCGCAATCGACTGGTATCCACCTGAGACCAGCAAGGAGATGGATCGAATCTACCCGACCGCCGCCAGCAAGGAGGAGATCGAGCTGGACAACACCGTGGCCGACTACGCGCAGGCCATTGTCAACAACAAGGCAGCCATCAGAGCAGCCGAGGCAGGCATCGATGAGGCAGAGAAAAAAATCAAGGAGGCGCTTGGCCAAGCCGAGCGTGGCCGGGCTGGCCAGTATGTGATCTCTTGGCCCATGCGCAATTACAAGGCAGCGCCAGAGCGCTTGGTCCCAGCCAAGGAGGCCTACAGCATTCGCCAGTCCACGTTGACCATCAAGGAGCAGTCTTGAACCAGCCGGACATGCCAGACCTGATGCAAGCATATGAGCAGGCCGTTGTGGCCATACTCAATGCCACCGACTGCACCGAAGAGGAGGCCGAGGCATTCATTGATGCCATGGCCAACCTGATTTTTACCACCATGCAAACCTACGTCACAGAGGAACAATCAAATGCAACTGACCACCACTAGCCAGCGCGGCTTTGCGCCAGCCACCCTGACCGAGGCCATCACCTTCAGCGAGATGTTGTCCAACAGCAACATGGTTCCCAAGGCCTACCAGAACAAGCCGCAAGACATTCTGGTCTGCGTGCAGTGGGGCATGGAGATGGGTCTTGCGCCCATGCAAGCCTTGCAAAACATCGCGGTAATCAACGGCAAGCCATCGGTCTACGGCGATGCCATGATGGCGCTGGTGCAGGCCAGCGCGGTCTGCGACGATGTCGAAGAGTATTTCGAGAACGAAGGCACGCCCAACCCGGTGGCCGTGTGTGTGGCCAAGCGCAAGAACCGCAAGCCAGTGGTGGCCAAGTTCAGCGTCGAGGATGCCAAGCGAGCTGGCCTGTGGGGCAAACAAGGACCATGGTCGGCATACCCCAAGCGCATGATGCAAATGCGGGCCCGGGGCTTTGCGCTGCGGGACGCTTTCCCTGATGTGCTTAAGGGCTTGATCAGCGCCGAAGAGGCACAGGACTACCCTGATGAGGCCAAGCCACGGCCAGCCAAAGACATCACCCCACGCAACCCGCTGGACATGGTGGTCAAGCCTGCGCCGGTGGCCATACCTGAAATGACCAACGACAGAGCAATCATCGAAGCCGCACTGGCCGACACCGTTGACCCGGAGCCAGCAGTTGTGCAGCCGGAAGTTGTGGAAGTTGTGGAAGTTGTGGAGCCGGTGGCCGAGGTGGTGGAGGTGGTGGAGCCTGTTGTCCAGCCTGATGGCGTGCCGCCGATTGGCTACGCGCTGATGGTTCCCGGCAAAGAGGATGCCTACTCAGTTCACAGCAGCTTGGATGAGTGGGCCGATGCCTACGAAGACTTGGCAGACAAGACTGCCAGAGCAGGCAAGCGGCCAGCGCGTGACCGCATGACCATCCTGAAAGAGCTGCGGCTGATCAATGAAGAAGTCATCCAGCGGATTGACTCGATCAAGCGGATCAGACACACAGCCAGCTACAGCCAGCGCATCAAAGCGCTGGGTGCTGCACAGTAATCAGGCAACCAAGCCCGGCAAATACTGAGTCTTGCCTGCCACCTTGGTGGCGGTGAGCTCTTGTTTCTTGAGGTTGGCTGGGTCGTAGGACACATGCACCCAGCCGCTGTCTGGAATGCCGGGAGTGTAAAACTCAAGGATCAACTGGGTGTAGTCCAAGTTGTCCATGATCCACTGAGCCAGATCTGCATTGGCCACGCCGGGGATCTCGATGTCGGCAGCCATACCCTTGCAGTGGTCGCTGGTCTTGGAGCCACCAACAGCAGCGTTTGACTCTGGGCTGCGATAGGCTGAGTTGACCTTCACGCCCTTGCCGTAGTGGTCGCGCACCTTTTGAAGGACGTTCTCGCACAAGGCGCGAAGGTTCTCTGTGGCCTCGTCATCAGGGGTGTTGTCATAGCCCATGCGCAGGGCTGTTTCTGACTTGCACATTTCGTGCAGGCTGAAGTTTTCTGACAGATTCATTTGATGCCTTTCTGCGATTCAATCGCGTGGTTGTACAAATCGATGCAAGCGTTGAGCTTGGTGATGGCGCGGTCTCCCTCTTCAGCTATTGCGAAAAGAGTTTTTCCAACCTCTGGACTAAGTTCGGCTGATGCTTCTCCTTTACCACTTCCGGCGGGAGTTGTGGTATCTGTGGCGGCAGGTACGGCGCAGGTCGTTTTGACAGGAACCCGCAGCTTGTAAGCGCCACTGTCAATAGCAGCATCGCGCTGCTTTGCCATAGTCTTTGCTTTTTCATTTGATACCCTCAATGCGTTTGCAGTTGTTGTGACGGCAGCGGCAAGCGCCACCTCCTTGGCTCTGGCTTCGGTGTTAAGCCTGTCAACCTCGGCCTGCTGGGCCTCTTGCTCATAGTGCTTGCCGGTGCAGTAGCCACCACCAAACACCAACACCAGCATCAGCAGGCCACCAAGAATGTCTTTCATGGTGCTGGCGGCTCATCGTTGTCAATGGCTTCTGCCTTGGCGGTGGCCGTGGCAACAGCAGCAGACACCGCCTTGCGGCCAGCCACACCTCCCAGCACGCCAGTGCAAAGCAGCATGATGTCGTTGATCATCTTGGTGTAGACCTTGTCGATTGGGGCCATGCCAACCATGGGCTGTTGGACGAACGTCACCGAATAGATGAAACTGAAGCAGCTCCCCAGCAAGATGATGGAGATCACGAAGATCACCCATGCCCAAACACGAGCTTCAATCTCTTCTGGTGACAGGCGGTTGTTTGGTTTGTATCCGATGGTTGCCATTACTTGGACTCCTTTTCTGGCTTGGTGAGTTGGTCAGGGCATGTGCCTGTTGCTGTGCAAATGGGCGGCTTGCACTCGGCAA